TGACAGCCCCTTATAAAAATGATATAATGATAACAAATAACCAAAATCGTTATAAATAAAATTGTATCGCCGAAATTCGGGATACAATTAACGCAATCTTGCTTAAATTTAAAAGGAGATAATATGAAAAAACCAAATTTCTTTAAAAGAATGATAATGCTCTCCGTATCATTGTGGAGAGTTGTTATGAATGTAAAATATAACCCATTAAAATATGTTCCTTGTCCAAAATTACAAGCTTACTTTATGCTAGTTTTGTTTATGATTTGGAGTGTATTTTTTGGGTTTATTGCTTCAGTTTATTTAGGGTTAGTGAATTACAGCACTACAGCAAGTATAATTATTCATCTATCTGTGATTGTGCCTTTAGTTATAACAAATGCAGTATTCGTAGATGCAGAACGCGATGGCCACAAATGGTTAATTGAGTGGAAAAAAGAACAGTCAAGATATAAAATATTTGCGAATCGTTTAAAAACAAAAAATGCTGTTATATGGAAACCAGATATAGAAGCTTAAAATATTACTTTCGATCTTACAAAATAATTATGTAAAAGGTTGTAATCTATGGTTACAATCTTTATATATAATAGGTGATGCCGTAAAGGGTCACACACAATAATCTTGCTTAAATTTAAAAGGAGATAACTATTATGGTTACAAGCAAAAATATTAGTATGAGTTTCTTAGATCAAGTGGCTGCACTCAGTCCTTACACTGTAGGTTTTGAAAGGCAATTTAGTCGATTAAAAGACTTCGAGAGCTTACAAAAACAATCTACAGGATACCCACCTTATAACATTCGCAAAGTAGATGACTACATTCATGTAATTGAACTTGCCTTAGCAGGCTTCAGTAAAGATGATGTAGAAGTTGAAATTGCAGATGGCAAACTAACTATTCGTTCTGTAAAAGAAAGTGATGCTGAAGATGATGGAACAATTCATCGTGGCATTTCTTATAGAAAGTTTAATCGTCAGTTTACACTTGCTGATGATATTGTAGTGAATGGTGCGTCATTAGATAATGGTCTTTTGACTGTTACTTTGGAACAAATTGTTCCAGAGGAAAAGAAACCAAGACTCATTGAAGTAAAGTAAAAAAATCAGAAATGGGGTTGACAACAGCCCCATTTCTGTGTTACTATAGATGGAACAAATTGATAAAGGTTATTAAATATTATGGCAGAAATATATGACTTAAATTCTGGAGAATTAAAAGATGGTGCGGTGGCTGAAAAATCCAAAGACGGCCAATATATCATACCACCATGTACTCCAGAAGAATGGGAAACCATTGTACCTACCGAAAATGATTTCAAACATGTAAAACGTGCAAACAAAAAGACTCTAGCAGAAATGTCAGAAGAAGATATTCTGTTTGAAGCTAAAACAAAACGATATAGAAAAAACTTTGCACAGCGTCATAGAAGTGTTTATGAAGAACACGAAACGAATGGCACATTAGATCAACTTCCAATAGACAATATGTTTCACCCACAAACTACAGGCTCACCTATACCAGCAAAACAAGGTACAAGTTTAGGAATTGTAATGCGACCACAACTTGCATTTAACATGATGAAAGTGGATATTCCAATTGCTGTAATTAATGATATCAATGAGCATATTGAACAAACACTTATTCCAGAAGATAAAGATTTTTCCAAAAATTTAGTTGGTCAAATTAATCGTGGCAAAAAATCAAAGCAATTAGAGTTTCCCCACGAAGATTCTGATGTTGGTGAACTGTTGGGTGGTTTAATTCAAACTCTTGGCAATACCTACATGAGTAATGTGCGAAAAGATGAATGTTATAAAACAGAAATGGATAGTATGTGGACAGTACATAGTTATGAAGGCGACTATAATCCTTTACACGATCATGGCACTAAAACACCTATTGGAGTGTCGTGTATTCTATATCTGAAAGTACCAGACCAAATTGCAGCTCTTCCAAATCCTACTGAAGAATTTGGTGGACTAAATGGTTCAAGTGGTGCAATAGATGGATTTACATATTTTAATTGGGGTACTCATGGTATGCGTGATTTTAATATGTTAAGACCAGCAACTGAAGAATATGTAAAACCAGAAGTTGGAACTTTACTTATGTTTCCGTCATGGTTAAGACATTCTGTAAATCCATTCTTTGGAAAAGGTGAACGCAGAACTTTATCTGCTAATTTGAATGTAAACAAATTTGAAGAACTTGAGGACAAAATTTAATGAGTGATTTTTTAAAAGACATAATTAAACAAACAGGCAACGAATATGCATCACTAGTCAGTGATGGTGTAGAAGCAGGAGATTGCAATTCGTTTATTGACACTGGAAGTTATATTTTCAATGCATTACTTTCTGGTAGTATCTATGGTGGATTACCTGACAATAAGATTACAGCAATAGCTGGTGAGTCAGCGACAGGTAAAACTTTCTTCGTGATGGGAATGTGTAAATCTTTTCTTGATGCAAATCCAGATGCAGGAGTTTTATACTTTGAATCTGAAAGTGCAATTACAAAATCAATGGTAGTCGATAGAGGTATTGATCCTACAAGAATGGTTATCATTCCTGTAACAACTGTACAAGAATTTAGAACTCAAGCACTCAAAGTGTTAGACTCATATCTTGCAAAGAAAGAATCAGACAGACGACCAATCATGCTTTGTCTTGACTCTCTAGGAATGTTATCTACCACCAAAGAAGTAGAAGATACTTCTGATGGTAAAGAAACCAGAGATATGACAAGAGCTCAAGTTCTTAAAGCTGCATTTAGAGTATTGACTTTGAAACTTGGTAGAGCAAAAGTTCCTATGGTTGTTACTAATCATACATACGACTCAATGGGTTCTATGTTTCCAACTAAAGAAATGGGTGGTGGTTCTGGATTGAAATATGCAGCTTCATCTATTATATTCTTATCTAAGAAAAAAGATAAAAATGGTACAGAGGTTGTCGGTAATATTGTTCATTGTAAAAACCACAAGTCAAGATTGACTATTGAGAACAAAATGGTTGATGTTCGTTTATCTTATGAAACAGGATTAGACAGATATTATGGATTGCTTGAACTTGCAATCAAACATGGTATCTTCAAACAAGTATCAACTCGTATTGAATTACCAGATGGCACTACACAGTTTGGTAAGACGATTAACAACAATCCAGAAAAATACTTTACAGAAGATGTGATGCAACAGATTGATGACATTGCTAGTAAAGAATTTAAGTATGGTCAAACAGATGTACCTCTCGAAGATGATGGAGCAATTGATGTACAAATATAATGAAGATGCTACTTTAAATGAATTAAAGAAGTATATTGACTCCACTTATGATGCACACTATAGTAAGGATAAATTCCAAGCTACAGAGTTCATTATAGATGGTGGTCATGGTGAAGGTTTTTGTATCGGGAACATACTCAAGTATGCACAACGCTATGGAAAAAAAGATGGCAAGAACAGAAAGGACTTGCTAAAAGTAATACATTATGGTATAATAGCATTATACGTCAATGAATTGGAGAATTTAAATAATGAAACTAAGTAACTATACAACTTCTGTATTGAAGAACTTTTCGACTATTAATCAAAATTTAGTGATTAAGGAAGGAAACACAATAACAACAATGTCTGCAATGAAAAACATTGTTGCTAAAGCTGAAGTGGAAGAAACATTTCCACAACAGATTGCAATCTATGACTTGAATGAATTTCTAGGAGCATTGTCTTTGTTTACAAGCCCTGTTTTAGATTTCAGTGATAACTATGTTATGATTAGTGAAGAAAACAAACCTACAACCAAGATGAAGTATTTTTACTCTGACCCATCTGTTGTAACTAGTCCTAACAAAATGATTACTATGCCTTCTAATGAAGTGAAGTTTACTATGAGTAGTGAAGATTTATCTAGACTAAAGCGTGCAGCTGGTGCAATTGGTGCGCCTGATATGGTTTTAGAAAAAGATGGTTCTAGTTCATCACTTACTGTAAAAGATAAAAAGAATGATACTGCTAATAATTATTCTCTTGATGTTGATACTACAAGTGAAGGTGAGTTTAACTTCTACTTTAAAGTAGAAAATATGAAACTTCTTGATGGTAATTATGATGTAGAGATTTCATCTAAAAATATTAGTCACTATACAAATAAAAGTACTGACATAGAATATTGGATTGCACTTGAACCCGAATCAACTTACACTGTTTAATTTAGGTACACTATATAATGGAAAAATATTTATGGGTGGAACAATATCGCCCAACAAAAATCAGCGACTGTATTCTACCAGATGATTTAAAAGACACATTTTCTGAGTTCGTTAATAATAAACATATACCAAATCTAATTTTATCAGGTGGGCCTGGCGTAGGTAAAACTACTGTCGCTAAGGCTATGCTTGATGAAATTGGTTCAACATATATGATGATTAATGGTTCAGAAGAATCTGGTATTGATGTCCTGAGAACTAAAATTAAGAACTTTGCATCTACTGTATCCCTCGAAGGTGGACGCAAGTATATCATCTTAGATGAGGCAGACTATCTTAACGCACAATCTACTCAACCAGCTCTGCGTGGTTTCATGGAAGAATTTCATAAGAACTGTGGATTTATTCTTACTTGTAATTATAAGAACCGATTGATACCACCATTACATTCTCGTTGTAGTGTTATTGATTTTATAATTCCAAATGACCAGAAACCTAAACTTGCAAGAGATTTCTTTGATAGAGCAAAGGATATTCTGAATAAAGAAAATGTAGAGTTTGAACCTAAACCTGTTGCAGAACTTATGAACAAGTTCTTCCCAGACTGGCGTAGAGTGTTAAATGAATTACAAAGGTATTCTTCATCAGGTAAAATTGATGCAGGAGTGTTGGTAAATTTATCTGAATCTAATATCAACGATCTAATGACATCTCTGAAAAATAAAGAGTTTACTAGTGTTCGTAAATGGATTGTACAAAATTTAGACAATGATCCTGTGCGTGTATATAGACGTATTTACGATAGTTTATATTCTAATTTGGACTCTAGTACTATTCCTCATGCTGTTGTTATCATTGCTGATTATCAATACAAGGCTGCATTTGTATCTGACCAAGAGATTAATCTGTTGGCATGCATGACAGAATTGATGGGTCAGGTGAAGTTTAAATGATATCATTACCAAATAAAAAATATAATATAATCTATGCCGATCCGCCTTGGCACTTTAAATCAAGAAGTGAAAAAGGAGATGGTAGAAATGCTACTCAGCATTATGATTGTATGTCACTAAAAGATATATGCAATATGCCTGTTAAAGAAATAGCAGATAAAGATTGTGTATTATTAATGTGGGTTACTGATCCATTATTAGAAAAAGCATTTAAAGTTATTGACGCTTGGGGATTCACTTATAAGACAGTAGGATTTACTTGGGCAAAATCAAACAAAACTAATATGGGAATGTTTACAGGATTAGGATATTGGACTAGATGTAATCCAGAAATGTGTTTACTTGCAACAAAAGGTAAACCTAAAAGAGTTAGTAAATCTGTAGCACAATTAGTTATAGATCAGCGTAGAGAACATAGTAGAAAACCAGATAGAATCAGAAATGATATAATTGAATTATGTGGTGATCTACCTAGAATAGAATTATTTGCTAGACAAACATTTGATGGTTGGGATGCATGGGGTAATGAAGTATAATGTACGAACTTAAAGATTACCTTAAAGAAATTAACACAGATAAAAACCCTCTGATGGACACAGATGATGAAATGTGGGAAAAGAAATATCCTGCTTTTATCGTAAACAAATGTCTAGCACCATTTCCAGATACTATCCACCTAGTTAACGAAATGAATCTCCACAACCACCTTGATAAAAAACTACAATTTGATTTTTTACTAAATAGTCTAAGAACAAGGAAAAGATTTACTCCTTGGCTGAAGGCGAGTAAACTAAATAATCTAGAGTATGTTAAAGAGTATTATGGTTACAACAACGAAAAAGCAAAGTCAGCTCTTAAAATACTTAATGATGAACAGATAAAGGCTATCAAGGATAGTTTGAATAAAGGTGGAAGAAATGGAAAGCATTAATTGGACACAGGGGCAGATGCTTGAAGTCGTTTTAAAAGAACCAGACGATTTTCTAAAGGTACGAGAAACTCTATCTCGTATTGGTGTTGCTTCAAGAAAAGAAAAAATATTATATCAATCATGTCATATTCTACACAAACAGGGTAAGTACTTTATTGTACACTTTAAAGAACTGTTTGCATTAGATGGTAAACAAACTAACTTATCAGAAAATGATATTGCAAGACGCAACACAATCTCAAAATTATTAAAAGATTGGGGATTAGTGGAGATTCAGGCAGAACTAGAACCTATTGCTCCTCTTAGTCAGATTAAAATTATTTCATTCAAAGAAAAAGATGAATGGGCTCTTGAAACTAAATATAACATAGGCAAAAAGAGAGAAATTTAATTTTGGAACAATTCAAGTCATTTATTACAGAAGAAGAAAAACATCAATCATATCGTTTTGTCATTATCTATAATGACCCAGAAAATATGACTGATGATTCTAAAGCAGAAGCTGAAGAAATGGCAATTGATATGATAAAGTTTGGTAATGAACTTGGACTGAAAGGTTTTACATGTAGAATTGAAGATGCATACATATCTCACAAAAATGATAAAATGTATATACATGACATTGACGATAAAGAATTTTTGATAGATGAAAATACTTTAATATTCAACAGGTCTAAATCAAATGATTTTGCAAACTGGCAAGGTCTGATGTACGAACTAGAAAAATCAGGTGCTAATGTAATAAATTCACTTGATGTTCATATACTCTGTGCTGATAAATGGAAAACATACATCAATCTAAAAAAAGTTGGTGTTAAACAACCCAACTCTCTTTTGGTAAATAGTCCAGATAAAGTAGGTGATGTGTTTAAAAGACTGAAAACAAAATTTCCAATTATTCTAAAAACACAACTAGGTACAGGTGGTATCGGAGTTGTAAAAATTGAAAATGAAACACAACTACTTGCAACCTCACAACTTATTCATAGGTTGGGTCAAGAAAGAGGCATGTTAATACAAGAGTTTATTGAACTTGATTATGATATCAGAGTAATTGTTATTGCTGGTAAAATACATGGTGCAATGAAACGACCAACTCCAAAAGGGGATTTTAGAAGCAATGTGCATCAGGGGTCTGAACCAGAAAAAATTGAATTAACTAAACTTGAAGAAGATGAAATATATAAAACAATGAAGGCACTAACACCTAGAGGTGGTTGGGTAGGTGTTGATTTAATACCAGCAAAAGATAGAGAAAAAGAACGACCCTATTGCCTAGAAGTTAATTCTCAGCCAGGCACAGTAGGATACAACACAATAATAAAAGGGAACATTCTTGAGGATGTTCTTAAAACATATATGAATAGAGATAATTGGAAAAAGTATGAATAAATTTATAGTTGATGCATTAAGAAAAAAATATGAATATCAAATTGCTTTGAGTAAAGCAAATATAAAAAATTATAACGATGGCGAAACCCCTGCAAGTGGAAAGTATAACTACAGTAGTGCTGTAGATCCAGTTGGTGCTGAAATTGAAAAATTAAGCACTGCAAAAAATAATCTCAAAACTCTAAATTCAGAGTATCCAATAGATAAAAAACCTCAAATTCTTTCAGAATAACTCTTGACAATCCAACAATAACTTGGTACAATGTAAGTAATGAATGAAAAAATGCGAGGAAATAATTACTTGAAATATTTTAGATATACACTCGATGATCTTAAAAAGTCATCAGACAGAAAACTATTTGATTACATATCATTTTTCGCAGGCGGTGGTGGTTCATCTGCAGGCTATAAACTTGCTGGTGGTGATTGTAAATTTGTCAATGAATTTCAACAAGTCGCAGTAGATACTTATCTTGCAAATTGGCCAGAAACTCCACATCATATTTGTGGTGATATTAAAGCTGTTTCTGGTCAACAAATAATGGAAATGACAGGTATTAAAAAATACGAATTAGACATACTTGATGGTTCGCCTCCTTGTCCACCATTCTCTATGTCTGGTACTAAGAAAAAAGGTTGGGGCAAAGAAAAGACAGCCTATGGAATGAAACAGAAAAACATAGAAGATTTGACTTGGGAACAGATTCGTATTGCTGGTGAAATGATGCCTAAAGTAATTGTATGTGAGAATGTAAAAGGTCTTACAATGGAATATGCATCAGAGCATCTTGCACGAATGGTGAATGATTTTGAAGAGCTAGGTTATACTACAGTTTATAAAGTATTAAAAGGACATGAGCAAGGAGTTCCACAAAAAAGAGAAAGAGTATTTATTGTATCAGTTCGTAATGATGTACTTGATGCAATCAATATGCCATTCATGTGTGTTGCAAGTGAAGTGTTTCCAAACCCAGAAAAAGAGTTTGCCTCTATTGCTGATGCAATAGAAGATTTACAACTGAATGATGAAAACAAACTAGAGGCACACGAACTTGTTGCAACAATGAAAAAAGGTGCAAAGTGGAAATGGTTGAAAAGACTAGAAAAAAATCCAGATAAAGTTGTATCTGTTGGAGATGATGTAGTTAGGCCGTGGTATGATAAAGTTATTGCACATAGAATCAAATGGGGTAAGACTGTTCCAGAAGCAAAACATTCGTTCTTTCAATCTAGACGAGTGCCTTGGAATCAAGCATCACACACACTTTCTGAGCAAGGACTACAAACAAGTCTTGCTGTGCATTTACACCCAGAAGAAGACAGAGTTTTTACTACTAAAGAATCTGCAAGAATAATGACTCTCCCCGATGATTATATTCTTACAGGCACACTTAATGAGAAACTTGCAAGGATTGGTCTAATGGTTGCACCAATCTGTATGAAATATCTTGCAGACAATATCTATAATAATATATTGAAACCATATAAAGAGCTGTAATACAAAAACTTATTGGTAAGTATGCTGCAAAAACATCTGGAAATTTAAAGAAATTAATTTGAATAAATGCCTTGACTTTGCTTTGTTTATTGTGTATAATGGTAACATAGAATAAAAAAAGAGAGAAAAGTTATGAGTTATCCATTTAAAATCAAAGAAGATGTGGCCCTAGAGGGTTTTGCGAAAAAACCTACAATGAGAGAGGGTATGACCCTCGTTAAGATGTGTTATGTTAAAGTTTCTGATGTCGATATTGCGTATGCAAACTTTGGTCGCCATGAAGGTAAGACTGACCCGATTACCATTAAGGGTTTAAGGACTGAGATACGAGAAGGTCGTTATGAAGGTCAGTATCGTGAACCCCCTGTAATTACACCCGAAGGCAAATTAGTTGCTGGAAAACATAGGTTTAAGGCTTTTAAACAGGAAAAAGATGAATACATTTGGGTTGCTATCGTCAAGTTTGCAAATACTAAGGTTTTGCGTCAGTATGCAATTTGTGAAAACTTAACGAGTGATCCTGAGAATAGAGGTGACATTCTTGATGTTGTTTCTAACGTAATCTCTGCAATTGCTGCTGGTGATTGTAACAAGAACAAGACTTCAATTAACACTTACTTGAAAGAGATTGGTTGGAAAAAAGAAATCGGAAAGACTGTTGATGCTGTTTGCTCTGCTGTAATCGAAGATTATAAACAGATGGACAATGTTACAAGGGATGAACTGATTAAAGCAGTTGATGCTGAATATGGTATTGATGTTAATGCTGCCACACAGTGGGTTGTTGCAACTTTACGCGGAGGCACTGGTGATATTGCTGGTGATCGCCATGCCCGTTTGTGGAAAAAGATATGTCCTCTGCTAGTAAAAGGTCTTGATGTTAATGTTGCAGTTGGTTTTACTGATACTCTTGCAAAAGACATTCCAGACGTAAGAAAAGGTATTTATAATAATTATCTGAAAGATCACATTAAGATATGTCACGATGTTGCAAATGCTGACAACGAAAATAAGTTGGGTAAGATTAACTTCTTGTTCAAGACACAGGTTGATGGTGAAGTCGGCAACTTTATTGATGATATTGAGGAATAAATTATGGTAATAAAGCCCCTAACACATAAACAAATGTCAAAGTGTAAAGTCACACACTCTGCTTTAAAGGGTATTATGAATGATAACCTTTGGGATTCTAATATTAATAAGAGGGATTGCACAAGACACTTTTATGAGGGTGTTGGTGCTTATACTTCTGGTTATATGTCCAATAATGCTTTGATGTTAAATTCCAAAGGCAGGTGTAAGGATCACTTTATTTCTCCCCAAACATATGCGTATTATCTTCTTGATAACTGGAATATTTTCATTGACTTTGAAAAGTTTATGAAAGAGTGGATTTTCTGCTCACAAACTATTGCGGTAACAAGTGAAGAGAATGACAAGTTGAAGGGATTTACTCTTAATAATGCTGATACTGGAAACGTCATCAAGGTTACTGTTTCAATCGTAGACAGGTATAAACTTGCTGGAATTGAGTTATATCACGATAAAGTAGATGTAATTGACAAGTTTCCTTTTGAGGTATCTGAGGAATTTCTAGAGTATGAAAAAAAGTATCTTTTGATATGATTATAATGATTGGTGGAATACCATGTTCTGGTAAGTCTACATTAATGAGAAATATTCTTAGTGAATTGGGTTCGGCAGAGTTTGTCGAACCCATAAAACTATTCGCCTGCCAAAAGCATGATGATGTTCTTGTGGTCGGTAGATATCCAGAGGGTGAAACCTTTGGTGGTACTGACAGACTCAGTTATGGAGCAATTCCAAAGTTTCGTGATTTCATTAATCAAGAAGCACCTAAACATAAACACATTTTTCTAGAGGGCGATAGATTTTTTCGTGCAGTTGATATTGAATGGTTGTTATCAGAACATGATGCGAAAGTTTATATACTAAAGGTATCACCAGAAGTGGAAAAGGAAAGACACATTGCAAGAGGAGATGAGCAAGCTGAGAATTGGTTACAAACCAGAAGGTCTCTTATCAATAATCTACAAACTAACTTTCTTCTTATGGGTGAATTAGATATACGACTGACCGATACATGGGATGCTCTGCATGAACTAAAAAATGAAATCAAAGGAATATGCAATTAAATAGTTATGGAGATAGTATGAAAAGATTATTAAAGACAGTGCATGTCGAGCATTTTGAAGAATACG